CGAAAATACCAAATCAATAACTAATTATATTATATAAATATGACAATAAAAGAACGAATTTTTAATAACCTATCTGAAAGAAATAAAGTTGAACTATCAGCACAGAAGGTTGAATTAGGGTTGATTGATGATTTTTTAAAAAAGAAAACATTATTGAATGAATATTCTGGCATAATGGGTGAGTATGAAAAATCAAAAAACGATTCTGTTCAAATGTCAAAAGCATTAAAAGGTGGTGTTAAAAGAGATATTTTAAATGCTTTAAAATACGTTGATAAAATAAAATCATCATCAAATGATTTAGGTTTAAAATTACCACAAAATGTTATTTCGCTTGAAAAAGATTTTAATAAGGCTTTATTAGATATAGATAGAATTAAAAATTAATTATATGACAATAAAAGAACGCATTTTTAATAACCTATCTGAAAGAAATAAAGTTGAACTATCTGTACAGAAGGTTGATTTGGCTTTAATTGATGATTTAGAAAAAATAAATAGTTCTTATCTTAAAGAAACTGATACAGCAAATTCAATAATTAAGGGTTTATTAAGTGATGCCAGAAAAGTTGAAAGTAGGATTGAATCAGCTTAAAAAAATTCAAATAAAATGCCATCACTTATTTCAAGTGTTGAAAAATCAGCAAAAGAATTAGGTATTGATGTTAATAATATAAAAGGTTTGAAAACAGCAAAACTTTTAGTTAAAGAATCAAAAGAATATTCAAACGCATTATCAGTTATTAAAAAATTTATTTCATCAATTTAAAATAATTAATATAACTATATGAACACAAAAGAAACATTAAACAAAGTTAGAACTTTACTTGGTATTGAAGTGAAGTTTGAAACTATGACTTTAGAGAATGGTGCAGTTTTAGAAGCAGAAGCTTTTGAAGTGGGTGCTGAAATATTTGTTGTAGCAGATGATGAACGTGTTGCTGTTCCTGTCGGTGAATATTTAACTGAAGATGGTATGGCTATCTTAATATCTGAAGAAGGTATTATTGCTGATATCAAGAAAGTTGAAGATGCACCAGCAGAAGAAGAAGCACCAGAAGAAGTTGTTGAAGAAGAAATGGAAGCTGAAAAGCCATCACCTAAAAAGGTTGTTGAATCCGTATCAACTGAAACATTCTTTGCTGAAATCGAAAAGTTAAGAAACGAGATAACAGAACTAAAAACTGAATTATCTAAAACAGAACTTTCAGAAACTTTTGAAGTTAAAGAAGAAGTTGAAGGGATTGCACACAATCCAGAAAACAAAGCTGAAAAAAAAGAATTAAACTTATCTTCTAAAAAAAGTAGAAGTACAATAATTAACAGAATTTACAATAATCAAATAAATAGATAAAAAAATGGCTACAACAACAAATTTAGATAGTTCATATGCTGGTGAAGCATCTGCTGGATATGTTTCAGATGCATTATTAACAGGAAACACTTTAGCTAATGGTTTAATTGAAGTTAAACCAAACGTAAAATACAAGGAAGTTTTAAAAGTACTTTCAACTGATGGTATCACTGCTGATGCATCTTGTGATTTTGATCCTACAACAACAATTGATTTAACAGAAAGATTGTTGCAACCCAAAGAATTACAGGTAAATATTGAAATTTGCAAGACACCTTTTCAAAAAGATTGGGAGGCAATTTCTATGGGATATTCAGCACACGATGTGTTGCCTAAAGATTTCAATGATTATTTTATTGGGCATCTTTCTTCAAAGATAGCTGAAAAAACAGAACAAAACATCTGGTCTGGTGTTGCATCAAATGGTAATTTTGACGGTTTTGCAACACTTTTATCTGCTGATGCAGATTTACCATCTGAAAACATTGTAACAGGTGATACTGTAACAGCTGAAAATGTTGTTGCTGAATTAGGTAAAGTTGTTGATGCAATACCAACTGCATTATATGGTGCTGAAGATATGTTTATCTACGTTTCACAAAACGTTTGGAGGGCTTACAAAAGAAGTTTAGGTGGTTTTGCAAGTGGTGGTCAAGGTGCTAATGGATATATGGCACAAGGAAACAATCAAGATATTGATATTCAATACTTTGATGGTGTAAAAGTTGTTTGTGCTAATGGTTTAGCAAATGATACAATGATTGCATCACCGAAATCAAACTTGTTTTTTGGATGTGGTTTATTATCAGACCAAAACGAAGTTAAAACAATTGATTTAGCTAACATTGACGGTTCAAAAAATGTTAGATTTATAATGCGTTATACTGCTGGTGTTCAGTATGCTGTATCAAGTTCAATTGTTACTTATGGTATTGCACCTGTAACAACATAATATTAACCATTTAAAACAATAAAATCATGAGTTGTTTGCTAACATCTGGCAGAAGTCTGCCGTGCAAATCATCATCAGTGGGTGGTTTGAAAGCTGTATATTTTGCAGACTACGGTTCTTTAGGAGTTCCTACAATCGTAGATGGTGAAATTACAGCAGTAGATGGAAGTGTTGAATTTTTTAAATTCGATATCAAGGGTAAT